GTCTGTATATCTTCTGGATGCCACTCTTGGGGTTGAATGGACTGAGGTCCATGGTCTTACCATCACCCAGGTTGTAAACCATCCGGTCGTTGTACATATTCTTGGTGTACATCTGGTAGAACTGCTCCTGGCTTTCACCAGCCTTACCAAGTCCCCAGGTCTTGACCATTTTCTCAGCTACGTGTCTTCTGGCTGTCTCAGCAAGCTTGGCTCTTTCCAGTCCCATGAGGTCTTCAAAGAAACTGGGCTTCCACTCAGAAGCTTTCTTGAATTCATCCTTCAGAGCACCACGCAGCATTTGCCTGTCGTCAACAGGAGCAGAAGAGAAGTTACCGCTTGTTTGACCACCAACCGCTCTGGATGCCTTATCCATAGCACCAGCTGCTACTCGCAATGCCTCAGTGATGTATGGATCTTTTCTTCTCTCTTGAATGATCTGCCTGCGCTGCCCCACACCCTGATCCCACCCAGCCTTGAGAAGTTTACCCGTTTGAGCTAGTCCATACTTACCAACCATTCCTACTGACTTATGCGGTGGTGTGTCTCGCCACTTGACTTGGTCTCTGTATTTCCTCCAGGCTCCTCTGGAGCCATAAGCAGAAGATGCTAACTTCTCTCTCCACTTCGCAGCACCAGCAGCATGGCGAGCCATGTACTTACGCATGTTGTCTTTGTTACGACCAAGGGCTCCCTGTAGAGCACCAGCCCCTCCATGGAAACTCTGAGAGATAATCTTTCCGCCACCAAGTAGAGCCAGATCTATAGGATAGAACCCAACCGTGAACTTCATGAAGTCCAGAGCCGTACCAACTGGATTAAAGATGCTTGGACCATCATCATGACCTTCAACACCACCAATGATTCTAGCTGCACCGTAGAATGCAAACGATCTCTTCATGTACTGCTGGGCATGACGAGCCATACCACTCTTGACAAACTTAGGATCGCTTAGCTTCCTGAAGAACTCCTGAGATCGGATAGCTCTTGCTCGAACGGGAGACATACCACCAGAACGACGCTGGGCCATGAGCTGGGCAGATCTACTCTTCCACTGCATGTACTCCTGGGTCATGGAAGTTGTCTTCTTCGTCATGCGTGAGCGAAGGATGTTCAGGAAGTGATCCTTGGGCATGGACTCCACTGTCTGGGAGAGAGTGGGTCCTGGACCTGAACTGGATGCTTTGATCCGACTAAACGCCCTGGTGTAGATACTGGTAGGTCTGAGGGATTTGGCTATACCTGTGGCGAGCCCTCTACTGAGGGTTGGGCCTATTCGGCCCATGCCCTTATGGAGAGCACCGATGACAATAGGGAAGGCAACAAGAGTGGCACCTAGACGCAGGAGGTCCGCTGTCTTGAACGAACCCGGAATAGGGATATCATCCAACCCTACAGGTATGGTCTCCCGTGCTTCCGCATAGTACTCATCGTAGTATGATTCGTTCTGTCCCATTATTTTCCATCCGGCCACTCTTCTGGCTTCTGGTATTTCCTCAAGTCATCCACCCACTGAACCTCCTTATTGAGTTCTGCTTTTGGTAGGTTCTCGGATGGTCTCCTCTTCAGTTTCTTGGCTTCATTGTATGTGAGTGGTGTGTTGCCTGTTTCGTCCTCTATGCGCTCTATCAAAGAGTTGAAAGCAGGAGCAATCCCTGCGCTCTGTAGATCACCAGGACTAGCAGCCCACTTGCCATCTTCTGGTACTGGTCTCATCTCAGGGATGGGGCCGTGTTCATTTGACTCTTTATTTCTTCTCTTGCTCTTGAACAAGCGCTGTCCCATAGCTGACTCAGCTTGAGAGACCAACTCAGCAAACTCTTCAATCTGTAATTCATCAACTTCGCGTGGCTTCATATTGAACACAGTACACAGTGCTGATTTTGCCTGTGGAAACATGAGGTTGGTTGTCTTCCTTTTATCATCCAAAACATCAAGAAAGATATCAGGATCGGACCAGCCTGATGTTTTCAATATGGCCTCAGATAAGCCCAGGAGTTCTCCCAATCGAAGCTGATACTCCTCGGGATACACCACCCCATTCTGGAGTATTGTATCAGCGACATCAGGAGTTAAATCCATATCTCCAATCTCACTGAACTCACCTATAGACAGTTGCTTGAATATGAAATCGGTCCCCCCTACCGTTACCTTGAAGAGAGGACCGAATTGCTCTTTGAGACTTTGTATGTCCACCATGATGGACCTCCTTCAAGCTTAGAGCTTAACTGGAGGTAGTACCACAGCAAACCCACTGACCTTGTAGATTTCCTCTGAAAGAGCAGTGATTAGACCTCCCTGTCGTTCCTTCAAGATCTCAAAGTTCTGTGGTCCAGGGTGAAGAACACACATGTCACAAACTAGTTCTTCAATCATCCCAGGATCAACCATACCTTCGCTCTTGGTTATGAAGTCATTGTATGTTACTCGATCCAAAGACTTAAAGATATAGGTGTCAGACCCTATTGTACTGAGGAATAGGTCACTCTCTGGGTTCTCTTCCTTCAGGGCATCGACAGTGTCCTGAAGATTGGGTGTCTCTTGTACGATCATGCTAGCAGCTTCAGCCATAGCCTCTTCCATCGTGACCTCTTTTTCGGTCTCGACCTCTACAAGCTCTGGTTCTTCTACTAGTAATTCTTCTTTGACGGGTTTCTTAGGCATAATGCCTCCTCTTGCGTTTTACTGCTTAATAGGGATCAAGATGGAACCAGTCCTAAGTGTGCGACTGGTGGTTCCGTTCTTGACCATGGTGTACTCTATAACAATTCTTCCCATTGAATAGTGTTCTGGAGAAGTGGGCCCTAGATTTATATCGACAACCGTGACCTTGCTACCAGGAGAGACATCAAACAGAAAGTCAGGAACAATACCGTGTTCCTCTACTCCCATTGGTTTGACATCGGAAATAACCCATCCTGCTTCCGTCAAACCATTTGGGACTGTCAGAACGACAGTACCTCCTGTTGTTCCTGGTGTTTGTAAATCAGGCCTATATGTATCGACTTGAGCCCGGACCTGTTCGCTCTTCTCTGCTTCATCCTGAATCTTGATAGGATCTTCTTTGTCCGCTTGTTTGAACACTTGGTTGAATGTCGCTAAGTGAGGATCGAGAACTTTACCGAAGAATGTATACCCCTCCATGATGGGTTCTCCGGTAGCTCCGAATTGCTGCCTTACTGCTGTAATGTGGCAATTCTCTATGAGCTTCTTCGTAAAGTCTTCTTGGTCTCCTTCTATGTGACCATACGTTATGAAAATATCGAAGCCCCTAACCACTTTTAGTCCCGTCTCGGACTTATCATGATCGGTGACTGTGAACGGGTTGCTCCTGGTGTTTCCCCATATTGAGTTCCTGAGGTTCTCAGCGATCATCTCATAGAGGGAGTTATCGTCTTGCTTGGCAAGATCCAGAAGCTGTTCAATGTTGTTAGTGCGAGGCCCCGGAGTTACAGAATCCTCTAATGCACCTGTAAGCGGGGTTGTATTGACTGTTGGTCTCCAACTGAGACGTCGTTGTTCGTTTCTTCTATCTGCCTTGGCTCTCTTGAAATCACCTATAGGATCCAAAGAACCAATACCTCTCTGTCTTAGAGAGGTGAGGATTGCGGGGATATACCCCGCTTTCTTGAATGCGATGGTTAGTACGCCCTGGACAATCTTTGTTCCAGCAGCAACACCATCAAAAAGATCTGAGTTATACCCATACAAAGGAGCCTTTTGCTCCACAGCATCCCACTGAATTGAGACAAGATCATCTACCCACACAGATCCAAAGAAGACCTTAGCTTGTGTGCCTGCTGGGTAAAAATCATCGTATTTTGGTGGTAGATTTGTTCTGCTACGTTCGTCGGCCATGGGTCACCTCGGGTATTATTGTACCACCTATGAGTGTGGTTTTACAAGGTCTTACCAGACTATCGAATGTCATTGTATGTCCATCTGGGAGCTATCGGAGATGCCCCTGCATTGTAGTCAGCTCTGAATCTTCCATGTTCATCCGTGCTGGCTAATCTATTGTAATCATCCAACATATCCGAATTGATGCTCTTCTTGATATTCTCTATCTTGGTTTCTAGACTGCGGATATCTAGCTCCAAGGAGTTGTATGCTTCCAGGTACTGAGCGTCTGCTGCATCCAGACCTTCCTGGCGTTGCTTGGTTGTGAGAAGTTTCTGGTTAAGCTTCCAGAGTTCACGCAGAGCCCCATAGTACCTATGGACCTCTATATCACTCGGGTAGCCACTGAAGAAGACTGCGCTGCCGCTATTCAATCCACCATCTGGTCCGTGTTCTCCTCCGGGAGGTGCCATTTCGGTGATGTCTCTGGCTGTGTAGCTTACCACCTGCTCGGTGATGATATCGTCTACAGACATGGTCATGCCGTGGTCTACTAGCTCAGCACCATAGATGGTCATTCTTGAGTGGTATCCGAACTCGTTGGTGAAGGAGATGGTTAGGTCAATTGGGGGGATTGCATCGATCAGGGGAGTTTCACTTCTCCTGTCGGGAAGATCGCGTGGGTTCTTGGTCAGAATATCCCAGAAGGCGTTTCGATCAAACACCGTGAAAATCATACTACCAGCAATGGTTCTCGTTCCTCTGGTGTAACCCTTGGGGTTACTCAGACCACATACTCGCACAGGGTACTTCTCTCTGTGAACTGAATATGAGAATGTCATCATCTCAGCAAACTTTTTGAGACGACCACCAGCGTATGCTAGTACCGATATATCACAACCTGAAAATGATGCATAGTTCAAGTCACGAGCAGGAGCAACAGAAATTGTATTTCTCTGCTCCGTGATCTGAGCTTTTTCACTCTTAGCTCTACTGGTTTCAAATGTTGTTTCTGATAGTCCATTAGGACCAGTATGTACTGACATGTGGCCTCCTAGATAAAGGAGGGTGAGCGTAGTAGCCCACCCTCCCAAACTGATCTAATCCAAGGTGGATTAGGTTGTGACTGTGAAAGCCTGGTTGCCTCCGATGTCCATGATTGGGCTGGCTGGTCTCTCGACTGGAATCCATGGGGTAAGAGATCTAGCAACAAAGGTCATCTGGGCTTCATTGATGATGTCATCAATTGAAAGACCGGAACCTTCGTTGAGGATTTCTACACCATAGAGTCTCATGCTAGCCATCTGGCCATACTCATTGGCAGCACTAAGGGTGACGTCGAAAGGAGGAATCTGATCAGAATACACAGCCCTTCTGAGCTGAGCATTTAGGTTCAGATCCGTAGCCAATCCACCTGCTTCATGAACAGCAAGGATGGTCTCTTCTGGATTTCGCCAATCATCAAACTTAGCAGCATACAAACTGTTATTCACAAGATTGTGCATAACATGCCTGTCGAAGACTGTGAAGATCAAGGAACCAGCAATTCCTCGCTTTCCCCTAGAAAACGCACGCGGGTCTGCCTGTCCCATTGTATAGACAGGAGCCTTTTCCCTTGTTACAGAGTAACTAATTCCCTGAATCTCAGAGATAACTTGGTTGTGAAATACGACCTTGATATCACATCCGGAAAAGGAGGTGTACGTTCTAGTGTACTGGCTTGTCTGGAGACCTACCAGACCACCAACCGAAGTTTGTGGTGATAGTGCCATTCTGTATTACCTCCAAAGGTTAGGTGAGGGGCCCGAAGGCCCCCTACCGGATTTATAGAGACGGTCTGATCTTGACGGTAACTCTGATCTTTCTCATCTCGAACTGCGGTACGATAATCATTTCCACATCAACGATACCCTGAATCTGCTGTTGTACCGTTGAGGTGATGTTGAGAGCGAAGTCACGAATGTCTCTGGACTCCACCATGCTATGCAGACCCTTGGTGATTGCTGCTTCAAGGGCTGCTCTTCCTTCTGCGTCTCCTGGCTCTCCAATGAATGGAGAGGCAGTTAGACGAACAACCTGCATGGCTCCAAAGACACCACGCACGGTACTGATTCTCACGTAGTCTGATCCAGCAGCTGCTGCTGTAACACCATCAGTGATCACCAGACCTGGGGTTCCATTGGCACCCATACGCATAGTCACATACCTGAGTTCCGTGAGCTTATCAAGACGACCCCTAGATAGGGCATATCTCAGTCCTGACAGTCCATCGACTCTCTTGTTTGTGGTGGCCTGACCCGGTGTTAGTCCCGACATCAGTCCAGCGTAGGCTGACTCGCCTGTTGCTGTGTATGGAAGACTGACTTCTGTGTTTGAGAAGATAGGCTCCATAGAGAGCACGCTGACGAACTTACTATCAAAGACGGACATGATATTGGCCGCCCTTAGAACATCAGATGTGCTTGTCTCAGTCAGACCCTTGTACCAAGTGGTCACACCCGCTGGTAGGTTCGATGTGGCTGGCTTGGTTGAAATAATACCAATAGCCTCATTCACACCATCAGCGTGATCACTCAGGAAGGTATGAAGCTGAGTATGGAACGCAGCATTCTGAGTTTCTGATGTACCAGTCTCTGGATTGAAGACAGCCTTTGTATCATCCAGGTAGCAAGCTACTGGGACAAAGATGTCTGCCTCATAATCCTCTAGAGCCTCATAACCAGCAGCCAGAGCTGTGTACTTCTCAGCATTCGTCATGATTACACCATCGCTACCACCCTTGAGGGCAACAGCGCTAAATCCTAGTGTGATCCATTCGGGCTGGTAGGTGTATGTGAACCCAAGAGTAACAGGAGCAGCCATGGTAGCAACATCGAGAGCGCTCTTCCAGTTATTCGGGGTGCCTGCTGGGAACAAGAACTTACCCTTATCGGCATCTTCCAGAATTACTTCTCCTCCGATACCGAAGTTGTTCTTGTACTTGTATGTGATTCTCAGGTCGGTTGGTGGTGATCCACCGAACGTCATGGTGTTTCCAGAGATGAAGTACGACTGCCATGAGAGCGTATCTAGAGCTGTCTGGCGAGTTGAGTACTCCGTAATGGACACTGGTTCGGTGATGTAGTCTACGGTGATGATTGATCCAGGATCAGGTACCTTCCCTGTTACAAAATCAATGGAAGGAGTTGGGGCTGTAACTGTTGCTACATAGTCAGTGGTGAGCGCCATTGTACTTCTCACTCCACCGACTGTCTTGTAGACAACAAGAGAAGCAGCCTGAACATCTCCAACTGAATCCCAAGCGTAGACTTCCACTGCTGTGTCTTCAATTGTGGCTATGTAGCCACCATTGACAACCTGAATTGCTTCGGCTGCAGCGTAGGATGTACCTGCTGCATCACCAATGTACTTGTCTGTTGTTTCTTCCTTGTAGGGAGCATTGACGAGATCTACAGATCCTCTTCCTCCGGAGACAATACCTATTCCGGTTGATTCGGCAATCTGATAAACACTGTCAACGCTGACAATCTTGTTTCCGACTGTTGGGAAGTTAGAAGCGTAGTCGCCATAAAGACCAACCACATCATGCACACCACTTGGGTATGTGCCTCCATCTCCAACAACCAGATTGTCCAATCTAGTTCTTAGTTCTACGCGGATGTTATCACCAACCACGGTCACTCCACTAGCGTAAGCATCTCCACTGGCAATGATATCTACTTCGAATGCGATATCGAGGTCCTTCATAGTTGCCTCGAAGTCATCATTCAGATTGCTATCAGCATTGATAGCTGTAACCAGCTCGCTTACGTTGTGAACTGTTGCTTCTTGTAGCGGATCAGCATTGTAGCTGTATGAACTTTCCAATCCGGTGATGGGATTCCATACCACAACAGCCAACCTACCATCGATGTAGTCCATCTTGATAGTGGCGTTGTTGTAGTCATCCCCTTCTTTCTTTGCACTCATTACAAATGCATCTGCAATTGCAATGCCGCTTGACTCATAAGTGGGATCATCATATTCCACACTAATTGCGCCCGTTGCTTCGGCAAAAGAAAGAGTAGCTCTGGTTGCATTTCCAACTCTGCATCCTCTGAGGTCCTTACCCTGGGGTGTTGCACCCTGGGCTTCAAAAAGACCACGAACAAGAGTTCCCGCTCCGTAAGATCCGAATGTTGCCTTAGCCTGACTCAATCCTGTCAGAGCTACGGGTACATTCAGAGGACCTTTTTCAGCGGTTCCCAAAATCACTATACTGTCACCAAGGTCAGTCTGTCTGGCTAGCTGAAGACCACCATCTTCCAATGTGGATGATACATTTGGTAGATTTGGATAACGGTCTGCCATTTGAACATTCCTCCTTAGTTACTGAAGAGATCGTCTTGAAGTTTTCCAGTGCGGAAATCTATGTACTCTTCTTCAGTTGTAACTGTTTCCAGTAGTTTCACAAGTATTTCCTTGAGCTTTGCTGCCTCAGTCTGGAAATATCTGTTGGTTCGAACATAATAATGTAAACTTCTACTATTCAGCCCGGTGGCCATCCTCTCCACATGTTCATCAACGAACCGTCTGAAGAAGAAAACCCTCTTAAAGCCTAGCTCTTGAAAATATGAGAGAAACATGATCATAGCGTCTTCAAACCAGACTGCTATGTCTTCACATTCCTCATTGGTCTCAGAGAAGATATCAAACTGCAAGATGTTATCATAGTCCATTTCGTAAATAGCTACGAGAAACTCCGGGTTAGTCTCGCTCTGTACTGCACGTTCCATGATTCTTGGTTTCTTCATTGTCCTGGGACCGAATGGTTTTTCGCCTAGACTGCCAGGTTCTCTTCTAAAAACCTTCCAGGTGATAGTGGGTGCAAACGTGGGCACTCTATTCGTCCTGTCTGGTTCTTGATCTCCATGGTTGATTACGGACTCCGGGTACGCATGCGTGAAGACTAATGCGGGTTTCAATACCTTAACGAGCTGATATACCCCATGTGCAAAATCCTTAACATCTCCACTACCACCTAATTGTAAGCGAGGTGGGTTTGCTCTTGATGCTGGGATAATTCCATCCGAATCGGTAAGGACCGTATCCGAGTAAGACCCATCATCTTGTCTGACTCCAGTCGGCAGAATACTATTCTCATCGAGAGTAAATTCGTGCTGTGGGTCAGCCATTCTTAGCTCCTAACGTTTTCTCTTCTACAGAGGCAAGCGTAAAATTCGATACGACCATTATCCCCCCTCATGGGAACCATGTCATTTATGTTGTACTTGCCTATATCTGGAAGAGTAAGATCTTCAACTCTGGGTTTGATCGAATGATCATCCCAGTCTAATTCGTAAATTTCATCTTCAATTTTGGGCTTAACTGTGTGCTCCATATAGTAGATACGGTAATCTACGTGGATCATACCAGCTGGGAGCTCCATTTCAAAGAACCGAGTTAAACTGCCCGCTGTTATCTGTGTATGTCGAACCAGGGTAATCTCATCGGAGAATTCCCATGATGGGCCCCCTGTTGATTCTCGGTACTCCTCGTCCCAATATTCAGATCTCCTGGTCTTATCGAAGCGCCTGTAGATAACCCAGTGCCCCTGCCCTGGAGTGGATCCATCTCCTCTGAGAATGGCATCCATCTCAGTTCGCATATCGATATGGGTTCCCTCCCCCTGAATACTGGTGGCTTTGTCGTAGGGGGTCGCTGTCTGGAGGTAGTATTTGCCCCTCGCCATTAGATGTTTCTCCTTCTCTTGAAGGGATAGGTGAGGTTTCTACCAGCTCTGATGGTAGTAGATGGCTTGTATTGCCCATCTGGTGCATCATCCTCCTGGTCCATTCGCATCCATGTATCAGGGAATCCTGGGTGTTCTCTCTGGTTGAGGTGAGGTACGGCATGCTTAGGCACAACCCCACTACCGCCAGTTTTGATCAGGGCCATAGCCTCCTTGACACACAGAAGTAGTCCTTCTCGGATTGGTCCAACCAGATCCTGCACTCCACCAGCATCCTTGGTGATAGACATATCACCTAGGGTTCGCCTTCCACTACCTAGCTTCCCAATGCCCAGATAGAGGGCATTGATCAGGTCCAGTTCTGTCTTACATGTAACGTACTGCCGCACATAGTTTTGGACCGGGCTGGCTAGCATAGACGCTATTCCTGTGAATGAGCAGTGCTATTGTGTTGTCTGGAACGCTGTCGATGAAGCTACCAAGGTCCATCCTGATAATCTGGATGGAGGTATACATGGGGTCGAGAATCGTGGTGAAGAAGAACGAGTAATCTGGGGTCAGGTTGGATGTATTCAAGCCCTTGATTCTATCCTTGGTGACCGTGATGATATAGTCGGTCATCGGCTCCCAGACTCCAGAGGTGGATGTGCCTTGAACGAAGTTACCACCGCTGTATGTTGATCCAACATGTCCTGTTCCATTTGGAGTCAACAGGGCAATGTTGGTATCCAGATCATAGGTGAGGCCAAACTGAGGAGTATTGGGAGTGAAGCCAGCCCAGGCTGTTCCTAAAGCTGCCTCAGCTTCGATAGACACAGTGGCAGTCAACCATCCAGTTGGGTCCGATATGGCTCCAGCAGCCATCCCTGTGACGCTGGGAGCCGTTGGGTTCTCTATCCACAGATCATCATTGAAATACAGACTGACGCCCTGTGTTTGTACAACCAAGGCAGCCACATCAGCGGGCACTGTTTCAATGATACTCAAACTGGTGGTTTCAGCACCGTATATTCCTGTGGCTGGTAAAGAACCACTGGTAGCTATGAGATCACTTCCTGCTCCGGTTGGTTCTATGGTGATAGATGAAGCAGTGAAGGTCCAAGAGGGATTGGAGATTAGAGCCTCTCCAAAGGCATTCTTGATGGAGCCACCAATGAGGGTGGCTCTATATTCAATTCCTGAATTTAGAAGTGCTAGCGGAGTAAATCTAGCCTTACGTTCACCATGCAGATAATCAACATTACCCACCAATACATCAGTAATGCTGTTCTCTACATTCACAATGAATGTCAAATCCGTAATGGTGGAAGAATCCATTGCTTGATCAAACGTCGCAGTTATGATCGTATTGGCCGGAACACCACTAGCTAAGTTATCAGGATTGGTAACCAGAAGTAACGGGTTAGCCATGGTGTGGTTTCCTATCTTCTATTAGAGTGAGAAGCTCGCTTAGTTTTGGATTTAGCTTCCTTTTGTTCTTCAATGAGTTCGTTGGCCAAGTCGGTGTCCTTTGGTTCATTCTTCAAAGGTCTCTTGTCTTTCTTAATTCTCTTTCGTTGCCAGTTCGTATCCATTCCTTCCTTGCCTCCACTTAAAACTCCGATTGCCAACTCTGAGGCGTATTCCTTGATCGCCCCGGATAAGTACTTAACTAGAGTCTTTCTTGGCTTTTCTGATGAGACTTCTATGGAAAGAAGAGATTCAATTTCTGTGTTTTGAAACTTACCCTCTTCGACCATCTTCTTGATGACCGAGATCGGGTTGTTCAAATAAGAGGATATATCAACATCCTTCTTATTGAAATCCAAACCTGGAAGCTTGGGTTTCCTTGCTGAAAGCTTTAGACGCCCGAGCCTTACAGCCTCTTCTACTATATGAAGAAAACCAGTGCATCTCCTGTCGCACTCGATATGGTTTTCTGGCCCTTCTGGGATTTGAGCAATCATTCCTTTCGGAGTGAAAGCATCCAGTGCGATTCCTGTATGATCTAGATCCTTCCAGTAAATGGCTTTCTTCGGATTTAGTACTACCCAATAACCAGGTTTTACTTCTAGCGGTGTCATTTGCATACTCCTTAAGAACTAAAGGGGATGAGGGCTTGAACCCCCATCCCCTCAGTTCACTCATTCGATATGTAACTAACTCGTGATTACCAGGCGTGGCCAGTAGGCTGGCTAGTGCTCTGAGAAATCTCAGCGATGGTCTGACTGTTGACATTATCGAAGACGTAGTTGCGCTCAACCACGACGTTCTTGGCAACAGCAACAGAGCGTCCCTGCTCTACGACGTTTAGGCCGTAGCGTTCACGAATCTTCAGGTTACGAATATCGCGTGCTGGGTCATCGAACTCTTCCGTGCTGACTGGGTCTCTGGTAACCAGGATACCACAATTACCACTATCGCACATGATAATTGAGGTGGATGGCTTACCGATTCCAGCAACCGATGGGGTAAATGGAACATGTGGCGACACGAGAACTGTCATTGGTGTTGGCAGGAATCGTGGCGGCAAATTGAATGTCGCATTCATTGGGTTCAGGGTGGCGACCCAAGGGCTGGCCGCTGGTAGAGGCTGTCCACCAAGAGCTGCTGCTCCTGCTGTTCCGCTTTCTCCAGTTGCCTTAGTCCTTAGACCAAATCCACCAAAACCAGTTCCCCAACCGTTGAAAGGATTACCAGCAGGAATCTTACGTGTTGCCACGGTAGCTCCCTGAAGAACGATCTCCCTTATCTCGGGGTCGGTCATAAACACCTTCCATGCCAAAGGATGCATGAGAAGGGTATCTGGTGTGAATCCACGTAGAACGAGCCAGGTGTACATGTCAAAGATATCGTGCAATGTCATGCTTCCGTTGGCTGCTCCTGTGAGGTCACGTCCGGTTAGAGCTCCAATCTCGCCGCCATCGGTTCCACTCTGGTCATTGTTGAACACAGTGTATCCCATGGAGTTGAAGAGTTGAAGTGCTTTCTTTTCCTTGTGGCGTGCTAGGGCTCGACCTGCCGCCCTCAACCACAAGTTCAATACATCCCACTGGGAGTCTGCGATGAGCTCGTCGGTGACAGAAATGCGAAGTCCGTGCTTGGAGACTGTGACTGCAACCATGTCTCCTCCGTCGAGGTCAGGAGACCTCTCCGGGTACTCGGCTCCCTCTGGGATCTCGGCTGCATAGATTGCTCCAATAGCTCCGATCTCAATCATCCGACCTGCACCCATGCGAACTTCCTCAAACAGATTCGGCACGATCAGAAGATTAGGCTCGATAGCCTCTCTGACGATATACTGAACAACTCTGGGAATGAAGCGCGTTGCATCGCCTGTCATCAGGGTGTCCTGAATGTTCAAACGAGCAGGCTCTTCGTCTGATGCAGAAATGCACCATCCGTTGTTGGTCATTACGTCATAGAGTCTATGGATACCATTGATCTCTTCTGGCTTGAATCCGTCTTCGGGGACGAAGAGGTCGAAATAGTCCATCTTGTTCATTGGTCCTCTCCTCCGTTAAGCCAGCAGAAGCTGGATGCGAGCCACTCCGAAGCTACCCCTCTGTACTGAATCGAGGATGTTCTTCCGACTGGGTGCGGTGTTAAATGCAGACTGAATCATCACATCTCTTACAAACGTAAACAGAGGAGATGGGAGACCAGCGGTTTCTGTTCCAGGCATCATGCTGCCAGGATATGTGGTGACTGTTTCAAGGTCGGCCTTGGGGAATCTACTATCCGTAACTACCAACCTACCTACGGTCTGTGCTGTAATCAAAGCACCATCAGGTGCTGCTGATGTTCCTAGTGTTCCAAGAGGGAACGCTGTAGCTGCATCTGCGCTTGTTGGCGAAGGAGCAGCCCACTGAGGAACTAGCTTACCGTAGAGATCAGACATAAGCAACGAACCAGGAATCAAGAGATTTGCATCTCCGGTGTGGTTGTATACAAATGCATGAGTTCTACCAACGGTCTGGTACCAGTCAGATGTGCCAGCTACGACCAAAGGAGCAATTTCGCTAGATCCAGTCCCGTTTTCCAGGGCTAGGGCTAGAGCATTATGCTTATTTAGACCAGCAGCATCCGCATTGTAGAGATCAACGAACGGAAGTTCGATGTATCCACGGGACACAATACCACTAATGTTGAAGAGTTGATAGTTGAGGTTAGCACCACGAATGTCCTGATAGACATCGGCGGTGACTAGACCAATTGGGTAGTTTCCAGCTCTGGTGTATGGAAGGTCAACATTGGCTCCACCCGCTGCGATATTCACGAGGGTTCCATCTGTCTGAATTGTTCTTCCAGTATCCAGAGTGGTGTATTGATCCATAGACCCTGACCCAGAGATTACATTGTAACCTCCATTGGCAGGCATAAGCAGAGCAGCTACTGCATCGGTGTAGCCCCAGAAATCTAGGTCGATGTTGGCAGTGATAGCACCACCAGTGTAATCGACACCAACATAAATGGAACTAGCGTCAGCTACTTCACCAAAACCGTGCGGGTTTGTCTTGGTAGTAAGGCCAGCAACAACTGTGCCCTTAGCAATAACAACACCATCTTCTGTGGTGCTGTCTACCATCATAACCGGCAGGTACTTAAATGGATAGAAGGCTTCGGGAGGTCTAGAGCCATTACCTGGCTCTGAATGCTCGATAATTCCGCGAAGCTTGCTCTGAATAAAACCACTCAATGGAGATCGTGTTTGCTGACGACGAGTCGTGTAGTTATTGAAATTCAACTGTGCCATCGTACTCGATCCTCCTTACAGGTTCTTTTCAAGTTTACAGAGTTACTTTTTTCCACCAAATAGAGTGTCTTTGACATTATTCTGCTTGGACTCTCTAGAATTCCTACGTGGGCGACTCTGTCTTTCTTTGGTTTCTACTCCCTGAGACTCGATTGTCCCAGTTGGAGTTTTCTTTTGTCCTATTTCTAGAACCAAATCACTTATACTATCTTCCAGAGATTTGATGTCCCTGGAACTATGCTCTTTGATCATCTCATCCCGGAGGGTCTTACGTTCCTCTGGGTCTGTCTTGCTAAGAATTTCAGCTGCTCCTGGCTTACCGAGACGGATCTTAAGATCAACGGCCTTCTCAGCAAGGTCCTCGTGCCTCTTAGTTTTGAGTGCAGATACATCCTCTACCAACTTCTCATTCTCATCCTTCAGAGTCAAATTCTCGGACTCAAGGGCACTATTTTTGTCATTCAGCTCCCTGTTGTCCGAAGATAGCGTATTGATTGTATCCTTGAGCGACTGTGTGTTCTTCTTAGCTTTAGTTGTCTGATCATTGAGCTCGGATGTCTGTACTTCTTGATCCTTGATCTTGTCCTGCAGTTCTGTGACGTAACTAAGGTCCGAAACCCATGCTGTCATGAGATCGGATATCGTTACCTCGTCTTTTGAACTCTTGCCCTTAGCAGAACACCCAAGAGAACTAGCTTTCTTGGAAACGCAGGCAAGAATCTTAGACTTGGTACTGTCAGAAACCTTAGCTCTCCCAATCAAACGCCTGGCTGCTGTAACATGTGCACAGTCAGGAACAGGGAATGATCTCTTCGGTCCACAGAAAGTGCCACCTGATAGCTTCTTTCTCTGTGCCGTTGAGAGCTTAGCGTCTTCTAATACCTCATCTAGTTGAGGATCCAAGACATCTACGAACTCAGTAATCTCCTCATCAGTGAACTCGTGCTCATCGATGAGTGCCTTAATCTGGTCCATGAGGGTCATGGTGTCCTCTCCTTCAGTGTTTGAATCGGTTGTGTCTTCTGTTTCGTCATTAAGCAACGAATCTTCAAACCCAAGTACGTCTACATCATGAGAATCCTGTACTACGCTGATACCTTCAACCTTGGCAAATTCATCGGCTGGGGTATTTACAAACGAAAGCTCCGTATAGTTGATATCTGATATCTTCCAGTAACAGAGCTTGTCATTGTAGTCTTTGCCCTTCTTGTGCTCACAGAGACCGTTCTTGGCTAGGTTAGAATCACAGATGGAGCACCTTACGTTCTTGGACTGCATCCCTACAGAAACACTCAGGTACCTCTCATCGAGGATCTTCTGAATTGCATCTGAATCTGTGATCTTAACTAGAAGTTCAATGTAACCCGATGGGGTTTCCATGTCATCCAAGCCTTCAACGCCCAACTCTAAATACTCAGCGTTCTTGACTCGACCAATAGCGTCTTTCTTCTTCTCGTGATGCGTGAGGACTGGTTTCTCATGAGGATCTATCCAACTAGCTGCTGCCCTTCGCATTGCGTCCGGAATGTACATTGCAATGTTTTTGTTAAGCATGCCAGCATGGGTAGCCGATACCTTGACCATAAGAGCTTTGGGTTTGGTCTCAGTCTTGCTTGTTTTGGCATCCTCTACGAGAATGCTCTTGAGCATAGACCTGTTTTCATCGCTGAGACTGCCTGAATCAATGACGAATTGATCGACTATTCTCAATGAATCCCTTTTCACCGTTTTTTCCTCCTAGGCTGCATTGCCTGTCAGATGGTAACATAACATATTCCTTAGTGTTAACTCAAACCTGGCGTGACTCTTAGTACCTCGCATGTACAATTTGGATGATATGGAGGTAGCAAGTTCAATGAAACACCACCACTTATGTCGAGCCTTTTAGTTCCTGGGCCGCACTTGTGCTTTTCATCACTTCCGCTCTTGATCTCTATCTCGTTATCTCCCAAGAACTTAGCAGTCTCAGCAGATCCAAAGTTGACTGCCTTCATGATTTGTGTTCTAGCCATGAAGTCTAGTCGATAAGAGATCGTGTCAACGAAGGCTCTGAACTGAACTGCTGGGTTATCTGCCTTCAAAGATTGAGTTATGAACTTCTGAATGTCGTTACCGAACCTGACGTAATCGTGTCGTGTTGAATCAACTAGCATAGAGGTACCAAACGAATCAATTGGTCCCTCGTATCCTAAGTCTCGTGCTCCAAACTCCAGGGCATTGCGAATATAGAAATCACTCACGCGCATCATTGCATCGATCCCCATTGATACTGATCCCTCAAGGAGAATATCTCTTTGTTCTTCATCTTCCATGAACATTCGATTGGTGACATCAGCCTTTATGTCTTCCAATAAGCCCATGAGATTTCTCTTCATCTGAGCGTAACCTAAAGTATAGAGGAGATTTGCATGCTCGTCTTTTACCTTTTCAGTTATCTCGTCTACAACTTCTACAGCGTCCTTACTTGTCTTGGGCGCTCCTCTACTTCCATGTTGGTTTTTGGGGTTGTTTTTATTAGCAGATGCTTTGCTGGTCTTGACAGTACCACCACCAAGAGTTGCTGCCCCTGTGTTATCACCTGTAGTGACAAACTTTTCATCCAGTGACTGAATGAGGGCCTTGGGCTCACCGATACGCTTCCAGTATGTATCTTCCCACTCCTCATCAGTAAATGGGTCTCTACCCATTTCTCTTCTGGCCTCTGCGGATGTGATTGCGTTCTGTACCCACATTTCCACATTGTGATTCTCTTTGAGAATCTTGGTTTCTACATCAATCTCAGGGATGAACAACTCAACAAGCTTGGGCGTCATTGCCTTGTCCCACTCGTACTGTCCTTCTCTGAGGATTTCTTCTATGAGTTCGTCAATAAAGATCTTGATGCGAACCTGGAAAACCTTTGCTGTGTCTTGGATTAGGGTATTGATGGTAGAGCCAGTAGAACGATTGGCTGTATCACCCTCTCCTACAGCGATAGAGCCCAGTCCAACACCAGACAAGACTCTTGTCTTGAAGTACTGGAGATAGGGCTCTGCATTGATAGACTCACCCTGGGCTCCAAGTACTTGTACTGTATGCCTTTCGGGTGTGATCAGAACGCCACTGTTTGGCATCTCCTCAATTTCGGCCTCTAGAGCCTCGATTTCACCGGGCTGGGCAGGCGCATCATCTGTACCAACTGTATAATGAAAGAGAGGTACGGCATGTTGGAACACAAGAATCTCAACATTCTGTTCCATGTTACGAAGGGCTCTGATGTCATCTAACGCTGGGGTAATGAAGGGAGTACCAGTATCCAGACCTACCTGCCTGAAGTAGTGCAGATGGAGAATGTTCTGTGCTGGCCACTCTGGTACTCGACCATGCCCAGGAACTCGCTGCTGGTATTTGCTCGGCTTGCCGTTGTCTTTTCTCTTGATGAGCATAGAGGTGGCATCTAGAACCTTAAGTCCAGCAATGGGGATATACTCCTTCCCATCAAAGCGCGTCCACCTGCGACCACCAGAAGCGTTCTCATCTCTGATCTTCTCGACAAAGCAGTTGCTGAACTGGATGAGCTGTCTTGCTACATCATGAAGTAGATCTTCGAAGGGCTGCTCCATGACCTCAGCCATCTGAGCGATTCTCGCTCTTACATACAAAACAGCATCTTGGTCTTTACCAATGAAGCTCCACCCATTCTTCCAAACCTCACCAACAAAACGATCTACGGCTTTCCTGAAATAGATCTCTGTATCCACAGCCGCAGATACATCGTTAAGGTTGTAGTCAGATTCCTTGAAGTCGGATTCTCTTCCTGAGACATTGTACACAGCACCCCTACTTCGAGCTATCTTGTTTACCCGAGCGGGTCTGTTGGCACCATCATCAATGTCGAGATCCTCATCCACTAGAGGCTGGGTATCTTCTCTACTCCCCAGGTTGATTTCAAATTTTCCTAACTTGAGTAATCTCATAGTGATCTCCACTCCCGGAGAAGGCGTGTGATTTCTTCTACTGTTTCCTCACCGACCTGCCCGCAGTTCTCTAGTTGAGCCCTAACGGATGTTTCGTTGAGGACAAGGTCTTTGTCCAAAGGCTGTCCAGTCAATGGATCGCGTGCATACTTCTCAATGATGTACGCACGACTACGCTCAGAATCCTGGAAATCATTGCTGAAATGATTACGAATGAATCCATCCACCTCTTCAATGGTGGGTGGCTGAGCAACCCCGAGGTCTTCTTTGGTAGCATCCTGTCGGCATAACTGCCCTGTCTCCAACGCGTTAATTATAGCATTTACAATACGATAAAACAGCTCAAGTCTTTGTTTTCTCTCTACGGCTATGGAAATCCTGTATCCCTTTTCCTCAGATAGCTTAAACTCTCCTCGGATAGACCAGATGAGTGCGCCGATATCCAATTTCACATTTATCATCTCACCCTTGAGTAGGCCCAGAAGCTCATCAAGTGGGCTACAAGCAACAGCGTTGGTGTTACTTAGTCCCTTGATCACCATGTCAAATGCACCATCGATAGCTCTATTGCTGATCACATCCAGGATACCCAAGAGCCTGGACATCAGGCCCAAAATGATAGCATCCAGGGTGGCATATCGGTCCTCCCAGACACCCTCTAGTTCCTTGGTTCCCTTGGTCATGATGTACCAAAGGATGAATTTGATGGTATAGAGGAATTTCAGATCCAACTTACCCACAAGACCCAGGCCCTTGATCAAACAGCAGATGAAATCAGGCCCTGTGAACCACCACCTGAGGGTTCCGAGAGCATGATCTACCAGCCGGATATTGGTCTCTAGTCCATCCTGAATGAATGGAGTTGCTACATTCCCTCCAAATCCAGTTCCTGTGCCCACATCGAAGAAACCAGATGTACCTCCAGGCGTACTTCCAAGCGTACTGGCATTGAGCTTATCGATGAGTTCTTTTGAATTGGATCCAAACAGATTCGTCAGTTTGCTCAGAGCTGGACTATTAGCAGGCACTAAACTCTTCTGTCCGTTAGCGTTACCATATCCTGGCGTCCCAACCAGAGAGAAATGAGAGACCATTCTCTTGGCAGATGCGGCTGTCGTCACAGAGGAATGGATGGCACTGTAGTAGAAAGAGGTAGGGTTGGCTCCTGGTGTGTCATGCTCCAGGGCTCTCCGGTGTACATACTCTGCGATCCTGTTACCACAAGCAAACTTGTTGATCTCGACCCCATCTCCTGCTGCAATTGCTTCACCCAGAATCCCATCTGTTGTTAGAGGCTCCTGAAGAGGTTGTTCGTTATCAGCGAGATCCTTTAGCTTCTCGATGGTATCATCAGCATTCATATCGTTGGTGGCTGAGTCTTTGAGCTTCTTAGCCCACTTGAGGAATGGCGCTCGTAGTGCCTTTAGAGGAAATGGGATTGCCTTCTTAGCAGCAAACTCCAGGGTACCACCAATGACAAACTTCATGGTCATAGAAAAGACCTTGGCTGATTGTGCTAGAGCTGATGCAACTAGAGACTTCTCACCCTCTTCTCTGGTCTTGATCTCCTTGGGATCAAACCCCCACATGGGGGTGATAGGATCTTTCCAGTACTCGTGGGCTTTCTGGTATGTGGCGTAGTCAATGATATTCGGGTTCTCTCCACCAATACAAACAATGGCCTTAGCCAAGTCTGGTCTATCGTTTGGATCGATAGGAATACTCAGGTTGAACTGCTGATCATAGATAAGCTGATCCAGCTCATCTAGTTTTTGATCCAGGATCTCAAAATCATCTATGTAGTCAACTACCCTATGAGACAGACCAGTAGCATCAGGCTCCGCGTCCCTGTAAAGACCATCCTGAGCCTCGGCTAGGTTCTCAGGGCTCTTTCGGATATCAGGCCTGTGATCGAAGAAATCTCTCTCGTGTGGTCTGTCTACACCTTTACGATTCATTCTTGTCTCCTATGTCCACGAACTTGTAATTATCGATAGAGTAAATGACTGCGTCAAAGTTGACCCCCTCTAGATTGAGGCATTCAGGAAATGATCCACAAATGATCTCCAATCTAGAATCATGAGCGTGAGCTGGCTGTCGAGTCTTGAACAGAGAAATTACATCTGGTACTGACTCAACAACCACTATTTTCTTGATTGGGTGTTCCAAACACCAAACCACATCATTACCCAGACCAAGCCCCAGCATAAGAATATCTCCCGCTGGGTTAGGTAGCATTTTTGTTTTGAAATACTCCACATCTCTTGACCAAGACACAGGGATACCATGGATGTAGAGATCCCCTTTTCTGTCAATTCTACAGCTGCTTCTCATTTCGCTCCCTAGCTGGTTAGTTGATCAAAGATTGCTTGGGATATATCACCAGCATCCCTTGCTGCTCTAAGTTTGTCTATATCGACATATGAAGGGTCAACATCCACTGCTTTCATTGCTTGCCTTGCTGCCTTCTGGAACAAGAACTTAATCTCTCTCTTGCTCAGTTCATCTGGTATGTCTGTAAAGATACAGATCACCATTTTAGGGTCTTCATCCCTCCTATCCTGGAAGGTTATTGTTGTGTTGTCTACACTCATCGTTTTCTCCTTAGTAGCTTTCCAAGTTCTTGTGCACACCAACCATTGCGGTCAGCCAAGGTCCGGTCCAGGCACCATCAGGTTGATAGATTCGTACCTGCAGATCGACTTGATATCTTGCACTTACGTTTGGTTCCCCTCCAAACTCAGTGAGAATCAGCCCGCCTTCTGACCACTGGGTAGTACCCCCATCCCAAGTGGCTGGTACCATACTCGGACCAGGGAACTGCTCAAATCTGACCTCTCCTGTACCAAAGTTCTTCCAGAAGAGTTGACCCCCCATAAACGTACAGGAAATCCAAGGGTAGTCAGCTGAGAGTTCTATGTAGCCCACAAACCGTCTAGCATTGAAGAAACTCAAAGGAGTTCCTAGACTAGAGAAGTCATACCAAGGCCTGAATATAGTTGGTGAGTGAAGGGGGCCCAGTTCATCGGGTGTCCCGTCCCAAGTGCCGGTGAAGTTGTTGAACACAACACCCGTTTCGGTCACACCAACCATCTCCCTGACAAAACCAGCCTCAGAGATACTTGTTACATCACTCTCCAATCTCAATTCGAGAAGGCTTCCTGTTTCAGTAGCGTGCTCCATAACAATCACATCATTGTCCAGGTCGAAGTATGTAGTGCCATCTGAAGATGTCACTACACCAGCAGTAATGTTGTTCGCATAAATCTCAGCAAATCGTCCCACATAGGCATTGATCCGGTCCCTGTTGAGAACCCTGCTATCGTAGTAAGTGGTTGGTGCAGCTTCACCTGTTTCATAGCTGGTCCAAGCTCCAGAGCTACCAACAACCTCCTGCATCATCACTCCATCCCACATTACAGTCTCAGCTCCAACACCTTGATATAGATGGACATCAACCGTGACAGCATTAGGATCGTACTGATACTCAGTCTCGGTTGAACCATCAGGACCTATGACCCAACCATTCAGCGCCACATCCTGGTGAACTCTGTTGTATCCACCACCAAAAGCATTTACACCACTAGCTGACATAACGAGCTGCTCTGTCTGTGTCCCTGTTAGGTCTTTGAAGGTTAGAATCAGTCTTGGTACACTGGTGGGTACTGCTTCCAATGACTGAACATAGCTAGAGAACATATAATGTTTTCCAATCAGTGGTATACCCGGTTGACTTACCCAGTTGGTTGTATCCACTACAACACCAACCAATCCGTGAGCAGCATCACCTGTGGATTGTGGACTACCGTGGTCGTCCCAAGTATCAAACAAGTTGACGCCGAGTGGGTCTGGTCTTTCAAATGAAGAGTTGTCCAGCCAGTTAACGTGCGCGTCCCAAGCTGTTGGATTCACCTGACCGCTGGCACCAGCTGACAACACTGAAAGGTTATCAGCGTAGTCTCTACCCTTGAGCCAGTAGAAATAGAACTCACTAGGGGCGGCATCACCATCAAGAAACTCTGTGCTACCTGCTGGTACGGTACCGATGATACTAGCACCCTCATTGGCTCTTGCCCTATAGATCTCAGTCTCTTTCAGTCCACTGGTATCATCCGTTGGTGATGTCCAGTTCAACTTGGCACCAGCACCGGGCGCACTAGCGAAACTAAGATTGACCGCTGATACATCAGGCGCAACAGTATCCAGTTTGATTAGATACTGTCCCTGCCTGCTCTCTCCAGTTGTGTGTTCTGTGTAAGCATTGAACATAATTCCAGAAGCAGGAGTGTCATCATCAACATCCTCGAAGTTCTGACCAAGTTGCTGCCAGAAGTTATTACCGTTGTAAGGGAAGTAGTTGACCCAATAGACATCAGAACCACCAGTCAGCAGTGGTGTTATCCATATAGTTGGGGCGGTGTTCAGCCATCCAAGTGAATTTGGAGCTGGCGTTGCAGTAATGTTAATACCACCAGCAATGGGCACTTCGTTGTTATCCCAAGTGACTTTGCAGAATGAGCCGAGTGCTGGTTCTGTTGTAGTATCTTCATTCCCTGCCCTATCTACAGCAGTGAAGAAGAACCAGTCAGTTTTATCAGCGCCAATTATTGCTGTGGTATCCACCAATGAGAAGCGTGATATCTCTCCTGGTACAGCATCGACTGTGCCAACGATGTACTTGTTTGCATCAGCCCAAGCACTTGCAATCTTTCCAGTTCCATAGACCTCGTTCCTCCAGATGTTGACCCTGACGAGGTCAGTATCTGATGGGTTGGTCCAACTGAAGTTGGCTACGCTGTCAGGTGGTCTGACAATTGTCTCTGGGGTGTAAGCACTGATTGTATTACCATTCACTTTTACAACAGTTACAAACCCTGGTGGTGTGGTGTCACCCGCAACAGTATATGCTGTCTCAAATCCCATAGGCATGTATGTCTTGTATGTGTGCGATGAGTCCAACGCAGAGACTCTTCCGTACTTCCAGGCTGCGTATCCTTCAAATGACTCCCTAGCTTCGTCACTGAGTGGTATATCCCAGACAGCAACCTCATGCATGAAACCATGGAAATGCCTGAGGGCGATATTGTTATGAGCGCCCAGTCCGATTTGATTTGTTATTGCTCTTTGGACATCATTGGTGGTTTGGGTTCCTATGCTGGTTCCATCACGGAATGCTTCAATACCAACACCCGACTCGATGGTGAAGATAGTGGTTTGAGGTCCTTCTTGAACATCACCCACCGTATGGAAAGATCCGTCGTAATAGTCATATCCATTTCCTGCGACATCCTGGGAAAGGGAGAAAACATCAGTCTGCACATCAAACCATTTTTCGTCTTCTATCAAATCGCCGGTTGGGCCTGGGTTGATAATAAAACCAAAAGTGTAATCACTTGCTGGATGACTCAAAGCATCTAGATCGAAACCACCAAGTCGGGCTCTATCAAACTCAACACCAGGAAGACCATTCAGAATATCTGTACCGTATAGTGGCTGTTGGCTGGGTGTAGCCTCGACACCATCTGCTCCAATTGTAGCAGGCCACGTTGCTAGATTACTTCCGCTAGCAACAACCGGAATATCATCAGCTTTCAATAACTGGAAGAGAGCAGGAGAGTTTAGCTCTGGCTCCCATCGATTTGTTGTGCTCTCGTTGAAAGAAGTATCATAGGCCGTCACACCATAGACATATCCTGAACCCGTCACAACTCCCACATCCCTGTAGGATGTGGCACCACTGGCTGAGACATCAGCTATGGTTTCCCAGATGTCTGTTCCAGGTATAGTCCTGTAGACTTTGTAACCAGCCACATCAATTTCTGGACTTGGGAACCAACTGATATCAACATAGCTCTTCCTACTAGTATCATCGATGGTATCAGTAACTAGAGCAACGCCGGTTGGTGCTGTTGGTGGTGTTGTGTCCGAACCACCTCTGAGTAAGTTCAGGTATACCCACTTAGGAGGATCAGCAGAGCTGAAGTTTCCAGACTTGTCCTTAGTTCTGAAGAAGAAGCGATTTGGTCGTCCCGGTGTTCTTTCTATGAATGAAATAGTACCTGTGCTATCAGGAGTTACATCCAAAGTAAACCACTCTACTGATTCAGCCCAGGAAGCAACAGGGTCATAAGCTGCATCCTTATCTACATACAAGACCACGTTCTTCAAATCAGAATCAGAAGGCATGAGCATATCAAAGTTCACAATCCAATCATTGATATTCCCACTGGTATCAAGAGTCATTGGTGTTCCGTTGATATCAACACTCACTATGTCGGCTGGGCCTGTTGTATCACCTGCTGTGATTGGACCAACATCTCCGCTGCCAATCGGTGACCACAATCCACCAGTATCCTTAGCCCGCACACCATACCAGTAATCTTGACCCTCCTGTACTGCTCTATCTTTGAATTGTAATGCTCCACCAGATGGAGGAACACCAACAATACCCCAGTAGTCATCTTCACTAGTAGGAGGTGATGTTCCTATCGCTCTGAACACACCATATAGATCAACATCAGTTTCACTGTTAGCATCCCATGTGACATTTACATATGGTGCGTTGGTTTCATCTGCTTCGTTTGCTGTGGTTACTACCACATTAGTTGGTGTGGCTGGGGGTGTATTCTCTCCTGCAACAAGAGAAGCAGGACTGGATGTTCCAAGGTCTGACCAGTTACCTGAATTATCCTTGGCTCTCATTCCATACCAATATGTCTCTCCTGGTTGTACCGCCATGTCGCGGAAGCTCAGGGCTCCGCTAGTGGGAATACCAACCACTGGCCAGTATTCATCATCCGATGCGGGAGCACCAGTACCCTTCTTCTTGAAGACACCATATAGGTCTAGATCTGCCTCTGTATTAGCATCCCATGTCACATCCACATAGGGAGTATTGATTCCACCTGGCATCAAGGCTGTCGTAACTGCTATGTTTGTTGGTGTAGCAGGAGGAATAGTATCAATCAAACCAACGTTGTATGAAACAATCAAATTGGTTGGAGGATTAGTGACATCGTAATTTCCAGACTTGTCTCTGGTCCTAAAGAAGAATCGAACATTCTGCCCAGCAGTATTTTCAACATATTGGAAATGCCCACTTCCATTAGGAACAACAGGAATGCTAGTGTATGGAAGTGCTATTCCCCAGTCAGTAGATGCACTGCCTGGAGAAGGATTCGTCACATAGATATCCAAGAACCCCAAGTCACTATCGGACGGCATAATCACATCAAACTTGGCCGCTGGATAATCTATGGGTGTGTTGCTGAATCCTGTATTGACATCGTTGAGGTAGAGATCAACAGGGGCCGCTGGCCCCGTTACATCACCAATTACAATCGGACCAGGGTATCCACTACCAAGAGGAGACCAAAGACCTGCACGGTCCTGAGCCCTCATAGCATACCAGTAGGATTCACCTTCAAGTACACCATAGTCTCTAGCCTGTCTTGTTCCTGAACTAGGAACACCCATAAGTCCCCAGTAGTCATCTTCATTAGCAGGAACTCCTGCTCCTGTCTTCCTGAACAGACCATAAAGAGCTAAGTCGTTTTCTGGGTTTGGCCCCCATGTTATTTCAGCATACGGAACATTGGTATTGTCTTGGTTGTTTGCACTGGTCACCACGATACCCGTAGGAGCTACCGGTGGCGTTGTATCAAAGAGA